AATCTAGCGATTTACTTGTTGCAATATCCTTGTGGGATTATTTAACGCTCTACGTTTGACCAATCCGGAACCAATGGCGCAAGAGATGTCAGTAACATCGTCGTCCGCAGGTTTTACCCGCGAGCTCGAAAACTTGTTTTCATTCCCGGGCCAGTTGCCTAACCTGCGTTATGTAACACGCGAACAAGCCATGACCGTCCCGGCTATCGCCAGATCCCGTAACATCTTGGCCGGTTCAATAGGTACTATTCCGATGGAGTCTTACAACAAGCTCACCGGCGTAAGGATTAACAACCGGACCTTAATCGTCCAGCCTGATCCAGCCTTGCCGCGCGTTAATACGATCACTTGGCTAGTCGATGACTTGATCTTTTACGGTCGCGGATACTTGCAAGTTTTAGACGTATCTCCGGAGGATGGACGTCCGTTTAGAGCTCGACGGATTGATCCTCGTCGCGTACAAGCCACAATCGACTCATCCGGCACTTTAATCACCGGGTATCAGGTTGACTCTAAAAATGTCCCGTCCTCGGGCTTAAGTTCCTTAATAGTTTTCAATGCGATCGATGAGGGCGTGTTAGCTCGGGGCGGGATGACTATTTCCAGCGCAATCGCTCTCGAACAAGCCGCCTATAACATGGCATCCGAGCCGGTTCCGCAAATGGTCCTAATGAACGAGGGCATGAATTTACCATCGGACCAGGTATCGGCAGTCATGGACACATTCCGCCGAGCTCGTCGCGAACGCTCAACCGCTTACATTGAGGGACCGATCAAGCTTGAAGTCGTTGGCATGGACTCAGCTCAAATGCAGCTCGTGGAAGCTCGTCAGCATCTCTCTAGCGAGATCGCCCGTCTTATGGGTATTCCGGCTTGGTATCTAAACGCCGAAAACGCCTCCGCGACATATAGCAACGTAAATTCCGAGAGGCGCGCACTCGTCGACTTTGGACTTCGCAATTACCTCACCATTATCGAGGATCGTCTTTCGATGGACGATGTAACTCCGCGCAATCAGATCGTCCGATTTGATCTTGACGATTTCCTAAGAGGCAACGCCGCCGAGCGTGTAGAGATGTCGATCAAGCTCTACGATTCCGGCATTATTACACGCGACGAGGCTCGAGAGTTCATTGACATCTCGCCAGCCGGATCAGAGCCAGCAAACGACAACGGCATCACGCCGCCGTCCCAAACGGAAGTAACCCCGATAGCATGAGATTAGATTTTAGCACCTCAATCACAGCCGCAGATCGTAAAAAACGCACTATCTACGGGCAAATTGTACCGTTCGGACAATCAGGTTCGACAAGTTTAGGTCCGGTTATCTTTGAAGCTGGATCGCTACACATTGGCGAAAACGTCAAGGTCCTTTTAGAGCATGACGGACGCCGTCCCGTTGGGAAACTTGTTAGCCATTCCGCTAACCCGTCCGGCATCATGGGCGAAATGAAAATAAGCGAAACCACCGCCGGATCTGATGTCCTAGTGGAAGCCGCCGACGGTTTGCGCGATGGGATTTCCGTAGGCGCAAACATAATCGAGCACACAGTCAAGGATGGAACCATAATCGTCCAGTCTGCCGAGCTCGTTGAAGTCTCTTTGGTAACGAGTCCGGCTTTTGCGGACGCCAGAGTAACACAAGTCGCGGCATCCGCCGACGATGAAACCGAAACGATCGAGGAGATCGAAATGACTGAACAACCAATCGAGGTAATCGAGGAAGTTGCCGAAGTTGAGGCATCAAAGATCGAAGCCTCGACATTCGGTTCCCCAATCTTTACCCAACCGCGCGAACTGCCACAGCTAACAGCCGGCCAGTACGCTCACAAAATGCTTGCAGCGCAGCGCGGAAACCGCGACGCGATTGATTTCGTAACTGCCGCAGGTGAAGCAACAACAACAAACAACTCCGGACTTATTCCGGTCCCATTTATGCGGGAAGTTATCGGCGTTATCGATAGCTCTCGTCCATTCGTTGACTCAATCGATCGTCGTCCACTTCCGGCCGCCGGTATGTCATTCCGTATTCCGGTGCGCGATGTAGCCCCTACGGTTGCGGAGACTCCTGAATTGGGAACTCCATCCGATACAGCTCTCGAGGTCTCGGATCTCGTGGTTGATGTAGTCAAGTTCGCGGGCCAAAACAGAGTTAGTATAGAGCTTTTGGAAAGGTCTGACCCGTCATACCTTGACGAAGTCCTCCGTAATCTTGCGGCTCAGTACGCTCAGCAAACCGATCTATATGCTTTCACCGAGGGCGTTGTAGGTTGTGGCGCATCAGGCGGCACCGGTTACGTTGCAGCAATCGCGGACGCAATTAGCGACTCTGCCGTTGTAATGCGTAAGGATCCGAACCGTCTATTGGTTGGCTCAACACAATACGCAAACATCCTTAAGGATGTCGACGATGTAGGCCGTCCACTATTCACCGCAACAGGCCCAACAACAAACGCAGCCGGTGCGATTTCACGATCAGCCGGTACCGTAATGGGTCTAGATCTTGTCAAGGATTACAACATTGGCGCGACCAATATCCTTGCATACCCAAGCGACTACGCAGCATTTTACGAAAGCGGAACCGCTCAGGTTCGCGTTAACGTAATCGATACCATGACGGTTGAAATTGCCGTCTACGGTTTCGTAGCTCTAGCCAACAAGTACCCGACAGCTATGCGAGCAATCACCGTCAGCTAGTCACCCCCCGTGATGGGGGACGTTTGGTCCTGATCGTCCCCCATCACCCCCCAACTTGAAAGGAATAAAATGTCACTCATTGATTTAGAGGATTTCAAAGCAGTCCTCGGCGTGGGCGACATTTACCCGGACGAGACTTTAGAGGGCGTGATGGAATCCGCCGAGCTAGTCTTAAAATCTTTCCTAAACTTTCATAACGCGTCAATCGTGGCGGTAGAGATCCGCAGCAACCTCGCTCGTTTTTGGACCCGCGCACCTCACGAATATAGCGTCGGACAACAAGTAACAATCGATCGAGTCGGCGCGCCGTTTGACGGAACCCACACGATTACAAGAGTTTTCACCGATCAATTTCAGGCCACGATCGCCAACGCCAACGTTACCTACCGAGTAAACAAGCCGGATGGTAACTGCATACTTCAAGGCCAGTCGACTTATTACGATAATATTCCACAAATCCGCGAGGCGGCGTTGATGATAAGTGTCGACCTGTGGAACGCTCGACAAAGCGCACAAGGCATCGCTAACGATGCAACATTCGCCCCGGGTATTCCTTACCGAATGGGCCGAAGTCTTGTCTCGCGCGTTGCTGGGCTTATTTCGGGCTATCGTGACCCTAGTAGCATGGTCGGATAATGGGAGACATCAGCGACGCACGCGCCGACCTTAAAACCGCACTAGAGGCAACCGGATACGTTGTTTACGCTTACCCAGCCGAAAACATGACGACCCCTTGTATCGTGCTAGTTCCGGGATCGCCCTACATTGAAATTAAATCGATTGGCAGCTCTCCACGTTTAGGCGGAAATTTTGACGTCACTTTGTGCGTGGCAGCTAACGACAATCAAGCCGCATTAGTTAATCTTGAAACCATGATCGAAACGGTATTGGGAGCAATACCAACAGGCGTGGGAATTGGAGACTTTTCGCAACCCAAAATCTCACAAGTCGGACCGACCGATTTGTTGACAACCGACATCACAATCGATGTCACTATATAAGGAGCCAAAATGGCACTCGAATATGTAACAGGTCGGGACCTATCCTTGACCATTGATGGCGATACTTATAATGACGTCGCCGCATCCGTAACCCTTACAGTTACACCAAACCAGCAGGTATTGGAAACACTTGCAGGTCGCGCATACAAGACCATCGACTACACCGCAACCCTAGACGTCGAGCTATACCAGGATTGGGGCTCAACTACACCGGCCTCAGTTTGCGAAGCTCTATTCGATGCAGCCGGCGCAGCCGGTGACACCGGTATCGGATTCAGTTTCGATGCCAACGGTTCGGTCTTTACTGGTGACGTTTTTCCAGTATTCCCAACCTCAGGCGGCGCAGCTACCGACGCTCTTACAACCTCGATCTCTTTCGTTGTTGTAGACGGCGCAGTTTCCCGAGCATAATCA